TTTTGCATGTTTGCTTTTTGGCCGGAAGCCAGATCGATAACGAGCAGTAAATAAAAATGTTATCCAAATAATCGTAGTCAAAGTCCATGTGCTGGCAATTTTTGCAACATTCCGGTTTATTCATCGTCCTCATCCCCATCCCCATCCCCATCCCAGCAATCTTCGATCATCTGCAAAACACGTAACCGAGCAGCAGGCGTGAGCATGGCAAGTTTCGACCACGATATGCCTTCGAAGCAATAATCGAAACTCTCCTGAAAATCGGCCCAAACATCGCCAAAAATATAGCTGCAAAAGAAAGCTTTTTTTAGCGATTCGCAGTCATTGCACGTCTTGTGCGCTGATAGTCTGCCATCAAATTTAATGGTTTCACGGCTTCTCGCCTCTGAAGGAGCAAGCAAAATGATAACACATAAAAAAACAGCGCTTTGTTATTGGAACGCAGGTGGCATGTATTTTGAACAAGATCCAAATGTCAGATTGGAAACCGAGGCATCAATGTTCAGGAGAGCACACGTTCTTGGATATACCCATGTTGAGATGAGGCACGGATATTACATTGTCGGTAAAGGTTTTATGGAAAGGGGTATCGATTCAATACTGAAGAGAATACCTAAAAAATATCGACATAATAAGGTTTAGGCATGAATCAAACCAAGCTCCCAGGATTCGCGCCGCCGCCAGTCCACCGCTGCCGGGTGTGCCGAAAGCGCCTGACCGATCCGGAGTCGATCGCCGCGGGCATCGGGCCGAAGTGCAAGTCGGCGGAAGAGAAAAACGATGCTGAGTTTTTGGAGCGAATGGACTCGTGGAACTGTGAAGGCGATGACAAATCTTATCCGTGCGTCACCATGGGGGATATCAATCGGCTTTTAAATATTATCAGGAGGATGAAGAATGAAAAAACAATGTGAAGAAACAAGATTTTTGCAAGATGTTCAAAACCACGTAATCCATATAGTTCAAGATTGTGAGGTTTATCGGCACATCGTTTTTAAAAAACCGGAAACCAGTAGTTACATGTTCGGCATAGTAACGTGGCCATGGCACCTGGCGTATTACGGAGATATGGGCGATTACATGTTCACTCGGATTGACGATATGTTTAAGTTTTTCAGAACAGATCGGAGAGGAGAAGAAAAGCTTTATATCAACCCCGGTTATTGGTCTGAAAAATGCGTTGCCAGCTGCCGCGATGGAATTGAAGAGTTCAGCAAGAAGAAATTTAAAGTAAACGTTGTTCAATATCTTAACGACACCGAAGCTTCTAAGCGAGTCAGAAAAGCCGTTGTTGATGACGTTTTCCAGTGCATAGCAGATGGTGAACATGCCGCTTTACGGTCGGTAGAAGATTTTAACGAGCAAGGATTCCGTTTTGAAGATTTTTGGGAATGCGACAACAAAGAATACACGTTCAGATTTTTGTGGTGCTGCTATGCTATCTCTTGGGGGATAAAAAAATATGATGAAGCCAAACTCAATGCCACGATCAGATGCTAAAACAATAGGTATCTGCCGTGACTGCTATTTTTGGAATAAAGAGGTTAAAAAATGATCTATAAGAACAAAAAAACAGGTGCGCTCTACCGGTGGCTTGCGGCCGGAGTATACCACGAGAAGAGCCAAGAGCTTCAAGGCGTAGCAATATACTGCCCTGATAACAACGAGCACAGCATAGCGGTTTGCAAAACAGAAGAGTTTTACGAATTAACCGACGATCAAAAAGAGCATGTTGTTTCTGGCGGCATAATCAATGATCAGGGCGAAACTGTCACACCGACAGAAAGCGAGGGGACGCCCGACCCCGCACAAGTTAATGATGAACCTGAGTTATTGGCCCGCGATGGCAAGCATACAATTCCGTACAGTGAATTGGTGGAAGCCAGAGATAAAGCAGGGCAATGGGAGCAGTTCGCGGCACAGCAAGCGGAATTGATTAAGGCACTTCAAGCGGCCAAGGTCGAGGATGCTGAAACTGGTGGAACTGACGCGCAAAAAGCGGTTCTTGAGGAATACCAGGGAGATTATCCCGAAGTAGCCGAAGATATGAAGCCGTTTATTCAGCGCATGATTGATGAAGGCATTAAACAAGGATTATCGGCGTTTCAACAGCAAATAAGCGAGCAATTAAAACCTGTTCAAATTATTGCTCAAGAATCTGCCGCTGAAAAATGGTTATCTGCCGTAAGTTCTGCTCATTCTGATTGGCAAGCTGTAGCGGCTGATCCGAAACTGATTGAGTGGATCAATCAACAACCCTCGTTTGTGCGAGACCAGTACAACCTTGTATTGGAAAAAGGCACGGCAAATCAGGCGATAGAACTGTTATCAGCATTTAAACAAGCATACCCGGTACACAAAGAAACTGTGCCAAACGCTAAAGATAAGGCCGAGCAAGTTTTGGCGAATATCAAACCGAATGTTCCTAACACACTGACGGATATACCGGCAGGGAAAACAGGAACAACGGATATAAGCGAGACGATGCTAACAATGAGTCCAAGGCAACTTGATGAGTTATTTGCAAACAAATCGCCCGAAGAGATTCAAAAACTGATTGCTCGTGTAGTGTAACGTTGAGATAACGTAACTCGTCCCGTAAGGGAAAAAATTAACGTACTGTCGAGAGATCGTACCCATCCCGTAGAAGGAAACATTTTATGGCTACTAATATACCCTATGGGGCCGATCAGGCTATCCATATCCAATCGGCGGGTTTGTTTGCTGCATCCATGCAGCGCAATACCACGCTGAACCGCTTAACTGGCAAACTTCCTACCCAGGCCGATGCCGAAAGTAACTTAAGACTCCAGTCCAGCAATAACTATCCGATTGTCGTTTGTAAAGACTTGCAAAAGACGGCGGGTGATGAAGTCCGTTTTGACCTGATTAACCATTTAGGTGGTAAACCTATTATGGGCGGCGCGAATGCCGAAGGATTAGGCGAGGCAATGTCATTTGCACAAGATACGTTACGGATCAATCAGACCCGTAAGCCGATCAGTGCGGGCGATACCATGACCCAACAGCGTACCAAGTGGCAATTGCGTTCACTAGCGCGTAATTTGGGCGAGGCTTACATGAATCGCTTGATGGATCAGTTAACGTTGGTTCATTTAGCCGGTGCGCGTGGATTCCATGACAATATCGAATGGGCTGTTCCGCTGGCTTCCGATGCTGATTTTTCAACCATTGCCGTTAACGCAGTAAAGGCACCAACCAAGAACCGGCACTATATGTCAACCGGATCAGGCATAGAGCATATTACTGCCGCTGGCGCTGAAATCACACTGGCAACTACCGACGTGTTGAACTCTGATGTGGTGGATAGCATTCGGACATTGGTCGATTCTATGCCACTTCCTCCTGCCCCGGTTATTTTCGACGGCGATAAGATGGGCAGTGACGCGCCATTGCGGGTTTTGTTGGTATCGAGTGAAAATTATACTTCATTCGTACAATCAACAAACTTCCGTACTTTGCAAGCTAACGCCATGTCTCGCGCACAACAAGCCGGACAGAACCCGCTGTTCATGGGTGAGGCCGGATTATGGAACGGTATTCTGATTGTTAAGATGCCAAAGCCAATCCGCTTCTATGCGGGTGATTCGCTGAGATATTGCGCCTCTTACACAACCGAAACCGAAACTACAACTGACTTGGTTCCTGCCGCATTCGGTACAACTTATGCTGTGGATCGCTCTATTTTGTTAGGCGGCCAAGCGCTGGCATCGGCGTTCGGCATGAATAACAAGACCGGGAATCCTTTCTTCTGGTCAGAAAAGGAACTCGATCATGGCGATAAGCTGGAAGTGTTAATCGGCATGATTAACGGTATGTCAAAGATCAGATTCCTGATTGATCATGGCAATACCAGCCAATACACAGACAACGGCGTTATAGCGATTGATTCCGCCGTCAGAATCGCAGGAGTTTAATCGTGGCTAACGTAACCAAAAAGAAAATCACTAAACTGGACAATTTCAGCGTAGCGCCTTATGGCAATGCGTGGCGGAAAATGTTCACCTTTCAAACCAATTCATCCGGCGTCTTTGTTGACTCCGATTTAACAACCGCAGTACAAATTGCGGATGTTGTTAGAATCGGTATTCTCCCTGCCGGATTGCAGATTCACGGGTGCTTGTCTGTCGTGTCCGACGCGTTTACTGCGGCGACTACAGCGGATATAGGTTTTGCTTATGTCGATGGCGTTGATGTGACTGCAACGCCGCAAGATGCGGATTACTTCGATGCGGCGCTTGATACTGCGGCACAGGGACGGACATTCGCGGCTAATCTGGCGGTTGCCCCTGTAACACTGCCCAAAGACGCTTATTTGACATTGACGATTGCTGGCGCGGCTCATGCAGCTGTTGGCCGTCTTGATGTTATTGTTGAAGGCATTTGGACCGGCGTTCCATCGGCTATTCCTTCCTAATCACCACTTGAGAAGCCCGGCTTAGTCCGGGCTTTGGGGTAAAGATGATCTCAGTAAAATATATAGGTAAGCGCCAAAATTACATCGAAGGCGCGTATGGGTCAAAATTAGCTTTCGTTCAAGGCGAAAGTAAATTATTGCCCGAAGATTTGGCTACAAAGCTATTGCGGCATCCTGATGTATTTATCGATGGCGATACATTAGCTAAGGTTGCTATTGTTCCTGATACTCCAGAAACAGAAGATGTGCAGGAAAATATTGATTCATTGGCAACGATGGATTCAGACGCATTAGCGGAATTTGCCCTGATACGATTTAATGGTTACAAACTGGATAAGCGAAAAAGCACTGAAAATTTAAGGCTAGACGTGACCAATCTTATTCATCAATATGGATTGCTTTAATGCGCGTTAGCGAATTAGAAACTATTTATCGTTTCCTGTTTGATGAATCAAGCGGCAGTAAAGACTTTTTATCTTCTGAATTGTTTCTTGTTTTTTTAAACGAAGCGCAAGAAGAAGCTTGTCTCAGAAAGAATCTGATATTTGATAAGACAAGTGGATTTTGCTCTATCAGCGTTACTTCAGGAAGTTCGGTTTATACCTTGGATGATAGTATTTATGCCATTGTTTACGCGTCTTTGACGGATTCATCCGGTAATATTACTAAATTGACATCAACAGATCGCATTGAGCTTGATCGAAATAGTTTGAGTTGGCGCGAAGATTCTGATACGCCGACGAATTACATCCATTACGATACTACATTAGAGTTATATCCAAATCCTGATGCTTCTTATACGGTTAATCTTGAAGTTTATCGATTGCCTGA